ACTCATCCTTTTCAAATATGTTAGATACTGTACTGGACAATTATGGTTCATATTACATAGTTTCAGAAAGACTAACTGCATGGCAAAATTGGTACAATCAACAAAAACAAATATTTGAGGCAATAAAATGATTACATCTGATAAATTAAAACAATTCATACCAGACAACAAACACATAGATGAGTGGTGTGTTTCTTTAAATAATATACTTCCAAATTACGATATTAACACAGGCAAGAGAATATCCATGTTTCTTGCACAATGTGCCCATGAATCCGGAAACTTCAATACCTTATCTGAAAATCTTTATTATAGATCCGAATCCTTGATGCGTACTTGGCCTTCTAGATTTCCAACATCAATAATAGCAGATCAATATGCAATGCAGCCGGAGAAGATTGCAAATCGTGCTTATGCTGATCGTATGGGTAATGGAAATGAAGCGTCTGGAGACGGTTGGAGATATCGTGGAAAAGGTCTAATTCAAGTTACTGGTCATGACAATACTGTTAATTTTGCTAAGTCAAAAGATATGACAGTTGAACAAGCTATAACCTATCTACTCACATATGACGGTGCCGTGGAGTCTGCTTGCTGGTATTGGAAAATAAATAATATAAATCCTTGGTGTGATGTTGAGGATGTAAAAAAAGTTACACAAATCATTAATGGTGGTTACAATGGTTTGGATGATAGAATTAATAAATATAGTAGAGCAATTGAAATCTTTGGATAATTGATAATGCCGATTAAAATTGTAAAAGAATTACTGACAGGAAAAGATAATCAGACCCACGATATAGCAAGATGGTCCTGGATGATTACGACTGTTGTTATAATTATCGGCGCTTCATATAACGCATTTTATACCAACTCATTTGGAGTTAGAGAATTTGCGGAATCTATAGGTATTATTGCTGGTGCTCATGGTGCAGCAGTTTTCATGAAAAAAGATTCTGAACCTGTACCAGCTCCCCTTGAACAAAATACAAATCAAAATACAAATCAAAATAAAAAATGACAGATACAAATCGAGATGATGTAGAAGTTAAAATAGATATTGGTGTCTTAAAGACCCAAGTTTTGACCTTATCAGCTCTTTGCAATAAGATGGATACTGTTATTGAAAAACTTATAGAACAACAAGAAAGACATATTGGAAAAGTTTACACCGACATGGAAACACGCAGAAAAGAAACGGAAGCTGATATTGGTGAGATTCATAATCGTATTGATACCGTCCTCGATAAAGTTCAAAGTACCGAACTTAGAATTATGGATGAAATAAAATCTCTCCGTAATGATATGTTTAAACACAATAAAGAAGAAAAAGAAGCCTTTGAAAAATTAAATCAATGGAAATGGATGATTGCTGGTGGTATACTAGTGCTTTCATGGTTGATTTCTCACATAAATTTTGATACAATACTACATATACCCCTGAAATAATTTAATTCTTATTATAATCCTATATTATGAGCATTTTCATCGACAGGTCTTTCCTGTTACGTATGTCCCCTAAATTGGATAGGTTCGCCAAGAAAAAAGACGACCTATACAATTTCAGATGTCCGCTCTGTGGCGACTCACAGAAAAATAAAACAAAATCCCGTGGTTACGTTTACCGCAAGAAAAATGACTATTTTTTTATGTGTCATAATTGCGGTGTAAGTACAACTTTTTATAATTTCATAAAACTGTTGGATGCTGGACTGTTGGCCGAATATCAACTTGAGAGATATAAAAATGGCGAAACTGGAAATAACAATTACCCGAAACCAAGTTTTGATGAGGTTAATACAGAAAAACCAGTATTCAGAGAAAAGTTACAACTTCCCACGATTGAGTCATTACCGGAAGGTCACTTTGCTAAACAATATGTACAAAAAAGAAAGATACCTGAAGGTTGCTTCACCAATCTTTATTATGCAGAAGATTTCAAAGAATTCGTTGAAAGTCTTGGTATACAAAAGGAGTTATTGGCTGGAGATAAACGACTCATTATCCCATTCTATGATGCAGAAAAAAATCTCATCGCTTTTCAGGGTCGTGCTTTAGGTGAATCTAAGATGCGGTATATCACAGTCAAATTACACGATGACAATAAGAAGTTATTTGGACTTGATAGGATCAACCAGGAAGAAACAATTTATGTAGTTGAAGGGCCAATAGACTCAATGTTCCTAAACAATTCTATCGCAACCTGTGATTCACATTTAGAAGCTGCATCAGAAGTTTTGAATAAATCAAACTTGGTATTGGTATTTGATAATGAACCTCGTAATAAAGAAATCGTTAGACAGATAGAACGTGCCATTGATAACCATTTTAACGTGGTAATCTGGCCTGAAATGATTGAAGAAAAAGATATTAATGATATGATACTTAGTGGCTTTACATCAGATGATATTAACGATATAATAGACAATCACACATATCAAAACCTGAGAGCAAAATTAGAATTTATGAATTGGAGAAAAGTATGAAAGTAAAATTGATTTCGTCAACACAAGGTGTGAATGGCAAAAACCTACTAGAACAGGTTGCTTATGTGGCAAGAGTATCAAACCCAGCAAACCAAGATAGCACAGAAACCGCTGAAAAGTTGGTTCGTTATCTTATCAAAAATCAGCATTGGTCACCATTAGAAATGGTCAATGTCTGTCTAGAGATTGAAACAACAAGAGATATTGCAAGACAGATTCTCCGTCATCGTTCATTTTCATTCCAAGAATTTAGTCAACGATATGCTATAGCTGATCTTGGATTTGAAATTCGTGAAGCACGTTTACAAGATACAAAGAATCGCCAAAATAGTATTGAACTTCCTTCCACGATTGGAGGTGAGAACATAAAAGAACAATGGGCAGGGTTACAAAGAAGTTTACTCATAGATATTCAAGATGCTTATGCATGGGCTATTAATCATGGTATTGCTAAAGAACAGGCTCGTGCTGTATTACCTGAAGGTATGACAGTTTCAAGACTTTATATGAATGGTTCCCTAAGATCCTGGTTACACTATATACAACTACGAAGTGATAAAGCAACACAAAAAGAACATCGTGAAGTTGCAATTGCTTGTGCTGTTGCAATTGAACCTATTTTCCCAATGATTAAGGAGTTTACAAATTAATGTCATCGAATAATATGGAATATCTGGGTATCAATATAGATTTAGAAAGAGACAAACTCTTTGACATTTTAGGAATTAAACGATTACAAGAATCGTACATGAGAGAGGATGAAACATCACCACAACAACGATTCGCTTTTGTTTCTAAATCATTCGGGAGTAATTCAGATCATGCGCAAAGATTATACGAATACAGCAGCAAACATTGGCTCTCTTATTCTACTCCCATTCTTTCTTTTGGTCGTTCTAAGCGTGGGCTGCCTATCAGTTGTTTTCTCAATTATATTGAAGATACTGCGGAGGGATTAGTTGATAACCTATCAGAAACTAATTGGCTTTCTATGTTCGGCGGCGGTGTTGGTATTGGTTTTGGTATTCGCTCTGCCGATGATAAGTCTACAGGTGTTATGCCTCATCTTAAAATGTATGATGCAAGTTCTCTTGCTTATCGTCAAGGTCGTACTCGCCGTGGTTCTTACGCCGCTTATCTTGATATTTCTCATCCTGATGTTATTTCATTCTTGGAGATGCGAAAGCCGACAGGAGACCAAAATGTAAGATGTTTGAATCTACACCACGGTATCAATATTCCAGATGCTTTCATGCAGATCATTGAGAACTGTATGGTTGATCCTGATGCAAATGATGATTGGAACTTAGTTGATCCAGCATCAAGCGAAATTCGTGAAACTGTATCAGCTAAAATGTTATGGCAGATGATTATGGAATTGCGTATGCACACCGGCGAACCATATCTACATTTTATTGATAGAAGTAATGAACATCTTCCACAATGGTTGAAAGATAAAGGTTTAAGAGTAAATCAATCAAACCTTTGTTCTGAAATTATTTTACCCACCAATGAACAACGCACTGCTGTATGTTGTTTATCTAGTCTAAATTTAGAGACCTATGATGAATGGAAAAATGAACCACTCTTTCTTAAAGACGTTGCTGAGATGCTTGATAACGTCCTTAATTATTTCATTGATAACGCTCCCGATACAATTTCTCGTGCAAAGTATTCTGCTACAAGAGAACGGAGTATTGGTATTGGCGCTTTGGGTTTCCACGCTTACCTTCAGCGTAATCATATTGCTTTTGAGGGAGTAATGGCCAAAATTGCAAACAAGAAAATTTTTAGTTCAATCAGAAAAGGATTAGACGATGCTAATATTCAACTTGGAAAAGAACGGGGTGAAGCTCCTGACGCTGTGGGCACTGGTTTTCGTTTTAGTCATGTTATGGCCATTGCTCCTAATGCTAGTTCTTCCATTATTATGGGTAATACTAGCCCTAGTATTGAACCTTATCGGGCTAATGCTTACCGTCAGGATACTTTGTCAGGTTCTTTCTTAAACAAGAACAAATGGTTAGATGAATTAATTCAAAATAAATTGGCTGATGAATCTGGTGCAATTAGTTCTGATGAATATGATGATATTTGGTCATCAATCATTGCTAATGATGGTTCAGTACAACATTTAGACATTCTAGATGAAAATGAAAAGTATGTTTATAAGACAGCATTGGAAATAGATCAACGTTGGGTTATTGAACTTGCTGCTGATAGACAAGAATATATTGACCAAGCACAATCATTAAATGTATTTGTTAGACCTGACGCAAATATTAAATATCTTCATGCTATTCATTTTATGGCATGGAAAAAAGGATTGAAAACTTTATATTACTTACGTTCTGAAAAGATTGGTAAAGCAGATAAAGTATCTAAGAAAATTGAACGTCAGGTTATTAAAGAAATTGACATGACACAATTAGCACAAGGTAACGACTGTATTGCTTGCGAGGGTTAAATGATTAAGAAGATTGATAGTAAATTAACAGATACACGGGATAGTTTTAAACCGTTTAGTTATCCGTGGGCTTATGATGCATGGTTGAAACATGAGCAATCTCATTGGCTTCACACAGAAGTACCAATGAATGAGGACGTAAAAGACTGGAAAAAGAAACTTACCAAAGAAGAAAAACAATTCCTGACACACATTTTCCGTTTCTTTACTCAAGGTGATATTGATGTGGCTGGTGGATATGTGAAAAATTATCTTCCTTATTTTTCACAACCAGAAGTTCGTATGATGCTTCTAGGATTCGCCGCTAGAGAGGCGTTACACGTTGCTGCTTACTCACACCTCATCGAGACACTTGGCCTGCCTGACACCACTTATAATGAGTTCCTAGCATATCAGGAGATGAAAGATAAACACGATTATGTCCTGGCCATTTCCGATAAGAATGGCACCAAAGAAAACACAGCATTACATATTGCTGTATTCTCAGCCTTCACTGAAGGTATGCAATTGTTTAGTTCCTTTGTTATGTTGTTAAACTTCCCTCGACATGGTAAAATGAAAGGTATGGGTCAGATTGTTACTTGGTCAATTGTTGATGAAACAATGCACGCCGAGAATATGATTAAATTGTTCAGAACATATATCAATGAAAACAGAGAAATCTGGAATGATGAATTGAAATCAAATATCTACACCATTGCAGAAAAAATGGTTGAGCTTGAAGATAGATTTATTGATCTCGCTTTTGGTGTGACTGAAATGGAAGGTCTAACAATTGATGAGTTGAAAAAGTATATTAGATATATAGCAGATAGACGATTGATTAGCCTTGGCATGAAAGGTATTTTCAAAGTTAAACGTAATCCTCTACCGTGGGTTGAGGAAATGATTAACGCTCCAACACATACTAATTTCTTTGAGAATAGAGCAACTGATTATGCAAAAGGTGCTCAGTCTGGAGATTGGAGTGATGTTTGGGCTAATTAAAAATAATAAGGAAGAATATGACACCTAAAACGGTTTCAGGAGATTGCGATAATTGTGAATCTACTTTTCAAATTCACTATGCACAAGAATTAGTATCAGAAGAATATCCAGACCATTGCCCATTTTGTGGTGAACCCATTGACGAATTATCGGAAGACTATATAGAAGAAGATGATGATTCGGACAATGAGGAATGGGATTGAATTGGACACATGAAAGCATAGAATTTACGGAAGACTTGGTTGGTGATAATATCGGGTTCGTTTATCAGATTACAAATCTAACGAATAAAAGAAAATACATAGGCAAGAAATTATTTCATTCTGCCAAAACCAAGCAAGTCAAAGGTAAAAAGAAGCGTTATAAAGTTCCAAGTGATTGGAAAACTTATTATGGTTCTAATGAAGAATTGAAGAAAGATGTTAAAGAAATGGGTGAAGATAGTTTCATCCGTGAGATTTTGCATCTTTGTAAATCTAAAGGTGAATGTTCTTATTTGGAAGCAAAAGAACAGTTTAATCGTAATGTTATGGAAGGTGATGAATACTACAACGTATGGATTATGGTACGAGTAAGAAAATCACATATCAAGGACTATAATGCTAGAATTTCTCAAAGAAGTAGCTGAATCGGATTATGATACAATATTTTTTGTACCAGGACCGGAAGAAGATTCTGTTCAAGTAGAAGGCAGTCAGTATAAAGATCGTGGTGTAAAAGTTGGTGGCAGCAATCTAGGAGATGAATTTCATATCATCCTATTCAAAGAAGATGATGATGGTAAACCCTGTGAATTGGATAAATTTGATGCCATTCTTGGTGAACCATTGGAATACATTTCAGTATTAATACCAACGGACTGGTATGGTATAGTTTGTAGAAAAACAACAACTTCTGGTAAATTTGTTAAGAATTTGTTTGACAATCTCATAAATGTATGATATTATAGTAGTTCATTGAAACTTTATAGTTTAATTAACATGATTCTCGTTGACCTAAATCAAGTATTACTAGCAGGCCTGATGGCTCAAATTTCCAAACAAAAAAGTGTTAAGTTGGAAGAAGATTTAATTCGTCATATGGTTCTAAACATTATTCGTACACATATAAACAAATTTCGTAATGAATATGGTGAAGTTGTATTGTGTTGTGACAATCGAAAATACTGGCGTAAGGAGTTCTTTCCTTTCTACAAAGCACACCGCAAAGCAGCCCGAGAAAAATCAGACCTTGATTGGCATCTGATTTTCGATATGCTTGGTAAATTCAAGCAAGAATTAAAAGATAATTTTCCATACAAAGTCATTGATGTTGACGGTGCGGAAGCCGATGATGTTATTGGCACTCTCGTACCTATATTTGCAGATAAAGAAAAGATACTAATTCTTTCTAGTGATGGTGATTTTCTACAACTGCAAAAATATGGAAGCAATGTCAAACAATATAATCCTTCATTGAAGAAATATATTAAGTCTGAAAATCCATTATTGGAACTAAAAGAGAAGATTATCCGTGGTGATAAAGGTGATGGTATTCCAAACATCATGTCACCCGACAACGTATTCACAGAAGGTGGTCGGCAGAAACCAATCACAGAAGCAAAGATTATAGTTTGGTTGAATCAAGAACCAAAAGAG